GTGAAGCCGCTTGACATTTGGACTGAAACAATTTCAGAAGTCATTGTCGGTGAAGCAAACCCAAAAGCCACCCAGTCGGAAGCCTTGCCCGAATAGTTTGGGAGTTAGCCTTAACCACAGGTTTGCCACCTAGCGAATTTGAAGCAGCCGAAGACATTCTGACGGTGTTGGAAATTTTGGAAGGACGGGCACATGGCAAGTGACGCAATTTCTTACGACAAGAATGAGTTGCGCGCCATTGTCCGTTCCTTTAAAGCAATGGACGATCAAGCAATTGCACAAGCCAAAGAAGCCACGTCAGAATTAGCAACGTGGGTTCGTGGAAAAATCATTGACGCGGCGGCAAGCAAAACCCGCAATCGTGTGGACAACTTAGTTGCTGAAGGTTCAAAAGTTTCGAAGTCGTCTAAAATTGGCGAAATTTCATTTGGTTATGCTGGACAAAAACTAAGCGGTGGCGGTACGACCCAACAGGTTTGGGGCGGTGTGGAATTTGGTTCAAATAAATATAAGCAATTCCCAGTGTGGTCAGGTCGTGAAGGTCGCGGTTCGCGCGGCTGGTTTATCTATCCAACCTTGCGAAGCGTTCAACCTGAAATTGTAAAAAAATGGGAAGAATCGTTTTCCAAAATAGTAAAGGAGTTTGACTAATGGCTGGCAGTCGTACCCTTAAACTTTCCATTCTTGGCGACGTTGACAATCTCAACAAATCTTTAAAAACGGCAACTGCCGACGTTGAAACCTTTGGCGATAAAATGGGCAAGGTTGGCAAAGTTATTGGCGCAGCCTTCGTTGCCGCTGCCGCTGCGGCTGGTGCTTATGCCGTCAAAATAGGCATTGACGGGGTCAAGGCGGCGATTGAAGATGAAAAGGCACAGACACAGTTAGCCCTAGCCCTAGAAAACGCCACAGGGGCAACTACCGCCCAAATTGCTGCCACTGAACAATCCATTCTTAAAATGTCACTTGCCACTGGCGTGGCTGATGACGACTTGCGACCAGCGTTGGGACGTTTGGCACGATCAACGGGCGACATAACAACCGCACAAGGTTTATTGGCGACTGCTCTAGACATAAGTGCGGCTACGGGAAAACCAGTAGAAACTATTTCAAATGCGTTGGGCAAGGCTTATGACGGCAATACTGCCGCACTTGGAAAATTGGGAATTGGTCTTTCCGCTGCTGAATTAAAAACAATGTCCTTTGAACAAGTTCAAGGTCGTTTATCAGATTTATTTGGTGGTGCAGCGGCGGCAAACGCTGACACTTATTCTGGACGAATTGCACGAATGAAAGTTGCGTTTGACGAAGCAAAAGAAACAATCGGGTTTGCTTTGTTGCCAATCCTTGAACGCGTTATGACTTTTATCAACAACAATGCACTTCCAGCAATCAACGCATTTTCAAAAGCGTTCAGTTTGGACGGCGGCGGGTTGGGTTCAACGATCACAACCGTTGGCAACATTATCACTTCAGTTTTCACGCCAATAATTAACGGCATGATTAAAGCGTTTGGATACGTCAAAAACGCAATTGGTGACAACCTTGACGCCTTTAAAGAATTTGGTGGTTACATTGGAACTTATCTTGCACCAGTAATCGGGACGGTGTTGGGCGGTGCGTTAACCGTTGCTGGCAAAATTGCTGCTGGCGTCATTGACGTCATTGGTGGCGTGGTCAGTGTTTTGAACGGTTTGATTTCAGGTGCAGTGGAAGGAATCAACGCCTTAATCCGTGCGTATAACTCAATCCCGTTTTTGCCAAACGTTTCAACTATTTCAACGCCAAGTGTGAGCGTTCCAACCATTGCAATTCCTTCAAAATCTTCCATTCCAACTATTCCAAAAACAACTTCGGGTGGTTCTTCAGGCGGTGGCGGCGGGGGTGTTTCGAAGGCTGCAAGTTCAGCAGCAGCGGCGGCAGAACAAGTTTTAACAATGCCATTTAATGTCGGGTCATTTCGTCTAGGTGAAGCAGCCACAATGGGGACAACAATTAACCTGAGCGTAACTGGTGCGTTTGATAAGGAAGGCACTGCACGCACGATCGTGGACACTTTGAACAATTCCTACTATCGCGGCACAGGTGGCGCAACTAACCTGCAACTCAAATGACGTTATGGAATCCAGTTTGGAAAGTTGAAATTGACGGCATTGAATACACAGACGCCATTTTGGCAAATTTAAGTATTCGAAGCGGTCGGACAAACATTTACGAACAAGCCCAAGCGGGTTATGTCAATCTTCAATTGCTTGACGTTTCACAAACCACAATCCCAGTTTCTGTTAACTCAACAATTAGCGTTTTGATTCAGGATACGTCTAGCACTTTTGTGCCTATTTTTGGCGGCAACGTTGTGGACATTGGTTTGGAAATTCGTGACGTTGGTTCAACCATGTTCACGCAAACTTATTCAATCACGGCACTTGGCGCGTTGGCACGTTTGCCAAAAGCATTGACCAACGGCGTACTTTCAAAAGATTTTGACGGCAATCAGATTTTGACAATTCTGACAGATTTACTTTTGAACAGTTGGGCTGAAGTTCCTGCTGCATTAACGTGGGCAAGTTATGGCCCAACGACAACATGGGCAACGGCGGAAAACGTTGGACTTGGTGAAATTGACACACCAGGCGATTATGAATTGGCAGCGCGCACCAGTAATCGGACAGACGTTTATTCATTGGTTTCAGCATTGGCAACTTCAGGACTTGGTTACATTTACGAAGACGCGCAAGGTCGCATTTCTTACGCCGACGCCACCCACCGCGCCCAATACCTTCAAACAAACGGTTACGTCCAACTCACGGCAAATCAAGCCCGTGCAGCAGGTTTGCGCACTGAAACCCGTGCGGGCGACGTACGCAACAATTTGACAATCAAATACGGGTCAACCAGTAGCGCGGAAGTGAGTGCCAGTGACACAACTTCCATTGGAACTTACGGCACACTTTCGCAAATCATTACAACAACCTTGCACAATTCAGCCGACGCAACTGCCCAAGCAAATTTCTATCTTGGACTGCGAAGTTCACCGCAACCAAACTTCAGCGAAATTACATTTGACTTGACTAATCCTGAATTGGACAACGCCGACCGTGACGATCTAATTGGGGTCTTTATGGGGCAACCAGTAGCAATCAACGACCTGCCACCAAACATGGGTTCGATTTATCAGGGCTTCGTTGAGGGCTGGTCGTTTCAGGCGTCCTATAATCAAGTTTCGGTGTCCTTGTTGATTTCTCCAACGGCTTATTCATTGCAAGCATTGGAATGGCAGCAAGTATCGGGAACAAAAATTTGGTCGGGCGTGTCGCCGACGCTTGATTGGCAACGTGCCACAATTGTCACTTGATAAGGAGAAGAACCTATGACAAACCCAACCACCCCGTTTTCGTGGCAAATGCCCACGTCGAGCGACTTGGTCACGGATTTACCAGCAGATTTTGAAACATTTGGTCAAGCGGTCGCCACTTCAATGGCTGACTTGCTTGGCGGCACTTCGGGTCAAGTGCTTTCAAAAGCGTCAAATACTGACATGGATTTCACATGGGTAACAACTGACGACACCAACGCAATTCAAAACGCAATTGTGGACGCTAAGGGCGATCTCATTGGTGCAACCGCTGCTGATACACCAGCGCGTTTGGCAGTAGGAAGCGACGGTCAATTGCTTACTGCCGATTCAACTGCTGCGACTGGTTTGTCTTACCAAAACAATTTTGCTGCTGGAAAAAATAAGTTAATCAACGCAGACTGCCGATTTAATCAACGTTCTTTTACTAGCACGACAACAACTGGAACTTTTGGTTTTGATCGTTTTAAGTTGGAATACACAGGCGGCACTGCAACTTATTCAGCACAAACATTTACGGCAGGAACTGCACCTGTTTCAGGCTATGAGGCTGCTAATTTCATGCGGATAGTCACTGTATCCCAATCAGCAGTTGGAGATTTTGCAGGTATTTCACAACCAATCGAAGACGTGAGAACTTTTGCAGGGCAAACAGTTGCGTTTTCGGTATGGGCTAAGGCGTCCACTGGCACGCCAAAAATTGGTTTTAACGTAGAACAAGCCTTTGGAACTGGTGGAAGTGCAACTGTTCCGACATCTGCTGCAACTCAAACAATCACAACTTCTTGGGCGCGTTACACTTTCACAATAAACGTTCCTTCAATCGCTGGCAAAACTATTGGAACGGGTTCTCCACAATTAAACACACGCATTTTTACATCTGCTGGCACTTCAATTTCGGGTGCTGGTTATCCCGCAGTGGGAATTCAAAACGTAACAATTGACCTTTGGGGCTGGCAATTAGAAGCAGGATCAGTTGCAACCGCCTTCCAAACTGCAACAGGAAATATTTCAGGCGAATTGGCTGCTTGCCAAAGGTATTATTACGCAAGTGATCAAACAGTAATTTGGTCTGGAAATGTTACAACTGCGAATAATTATTATTTGACTGTTTATTATCCAGTTCCAATGCGTGTATCTCCTACAACCGTAACCACGACAAACACAGGTGGAGCAAACTTTGCAGCAGGAAATCCATCGACAACAGTTGTAGGCAAGTTTAGTTTTTGGGCATTTCTTGCTTCAAATGGCACAGGTGTTGGTAATTATCAATTCTCTTATACAGCGACGGCGGAACTCTAATGAAATATACCTATGAAGAAATATCAGATGATTTTGGCAATAAGTCAATTAAGCGCACAGATGAAGATGGCTTAGTTGCTTGGATACCAATGGATGTTGGCAACTCTGATTATCAGGCTTATTTGGAAACAATAAATCCAAAGGTCATTGCTGAATGACTTACCCGCAAGGAACTTCTGCCGCACTAATTGAAACCGCAAAGGCTGAAATTGGCACGATTGAAGAAGGCGACAACCTGACCAAGTACGGCAAATTTATGAAGGCAGACGGCTTGCCGTGGTGCGGTTCATTTGTCAATTGGTGTGCCGCGCAAGCAGGCGTGAAGATTCATTCAGTTGTTGGCACTGCTGCTGGCGCGCACAAATTTAAAGAAACAAACCGTTGGTCAATAAAACCACAATTGGGTTCTTTGGCGTTTATGGATTTTCCACATGACGGCGTTGACCGCATTTCACACATTGGCATTGTTGTGGGCTTAATTGACGACA